TTTTTTGTTATAGATCCAGATAATTGGGCAGATTGTGAAGATCAAGGAGAATTGATTGGAATAATTCATTCTCATGCTTATGGTTCTGCCTTGCCATCTGAAGCGGACAAAGCATCATGTGAGCATCTTGGTTTACCTTTTTATATTTATAGTGTTGAGCATAAGAACTGGATTGATTTTGAGCCATCAGGTTATACATCTGGTTTATATGGTCGCACATGGATTTGGGGTAAGCATGACTGTTGGAGTTTAATAACAGATTATTTTCTAAACAAAAAACAAATAAAATTAAAATTTTGGGAAAGACCGAAAAGTATTAAAACTTTCTGCGAAAATCCATATTTTGAAAAAGTTTTAACTGGTTCTGGTTTTAAAGAAGTTTCAAAAGATAATATTATTAATAATGATGTTTTGCTTATGCAAGGGCCAGATGAAAAATTAAATCATGTTGCCTTATATATTGGCGATCAAACAATATTGCATCACAACATTAGACAATTGAGTTGCAGAGAATTATATGATTTAAGATATATAGAAGCCACAAAAAAGGTTTATAGATATGAAGCTTAAAAAAATTAAAGTTTATGGCAGATTAAGAAAGTTTTTAGGACAGTCATATTTTGAAGCGGCTGTTGCAAGTCCAAAACAGGCATTTCATTTTTTGATTGCAAATTTTCCAGAACTTGAAAATCACATGATGAATCAGTTTTATAAGATAAAAATGGGCGGTATGGAGATAACAGAGGATTTATTAAATTTACAAAGCGATGAAGATATACAGATAATTCCTATTGCTATAGGTGCAAAAGCAGCAGTTGTAGGCGGTTTATTTTTAGGAGGTGGGGCATTGGCGGCAGCATCATCGGTTGCTTTCATAAGTGGAACTTTAGCAACTGCATTAACAACAATTGGAACAAGTATGTTAATAAACGAAGCTACAAATCTTTTAATGCCTCGACAAGATGTTCCCTCTGCTGTTATGGCTGATAGCTTTTCACAAAATGATCCTACATTTCAATCTTTTGGTTTTGGGTCAATAACTAACACTTCTAGGGCTGGTGTTCCTGTTCCGATAATTTATGGTCAAGTTTTTACAGGTTCGGTTGTAATTAGTTCTGGTATCGATACTGTTCAAGTGGAGGGTACAACATAATGCCTTTTGCTGGTGCTTTTACACAAATAATTCCAAAATTATTTCCTGAGAATTTTCCTGAGTTACAAAAAGATGCTTTACAATCAAAGCAATTTCAAACCCTGATTGAATTATTAGGGTCAGGAGAGATAGAGGGCTTTCCAAGTGCTACAGGTAGTAAGGGCTCGACTGAATATAATACCTCTGCATTAAAAGATGTATTTCTTAACTCAACTCAAGTTTTACAACAAGCTGCTGGCACAAGTCCAAATGATGAGGATTTTAATTTTAAAAATATTACCTTTGAGCCTAGATTTGGAACAACAAATCAAACGGCTATTGCTGGTATAACTGAAACAGAGTCAGAAACCAGTGTTGGTGTTACTGTTACACAATCGACACCTGTTTCAAGACAAATAACTAACAGTAATATTGATGCTGTTCGGGTTACTCTTGGTTTTCCTTCTTTACAGAAATTTGAAGATAATGGGGATATTAATGGAGCGAAAGTAGAATTAACAATCCAAACTATTGAAAATGATGGCACTACAACAACTGTAATAACTGATACTGTAAAGGGAAGAACAGCCAGCACATATTTTAGAGATTATAAAATCAAGTTACCATCTGGCACTAGCTTTCCTGTAACAATTAGAGTTAACAGAACTACAGCAGATAGTACAGAAACTACTTTGCAAAATAGTTTCCAATGGTCATCTTTTACAGAAATAATTAACGAATCAAGAGCTTATGAAAATTTTGCTCATGTAGCTTTACGTTTTGATGCTGAAACCTTTCCAAATCAGCCAAGACGAATGTATAGAATTAAAGGTACAAAGATCAAGATACCTCATAATGGAACTGTAAGGGCTGATGGATCTATAAGTTACAGTGGTACATTTAACGGCACTTTTAAAACAGATAAAGAATGGTCAAATGATCCAGCTTGGATTTTATATGATCTACTTACAACTTCTAAAGGTTTCGGAGATCATATTGCAGAATCATCATTAGATGTTTTTAGTTTTTTCTCTGCCAGTCAATATGCAAGCGAGCAAGTAGATGATGGAACTGGAACTGGAAATACCGAAGCAAGATTTTCTTGTAATGTTGTTTTAAACAGCCAACGTTCCGCATACGATACTATCAATAATCTTGCCTCTGTAATGAGAGCAATGCCTTTTTACTCAGCAGGGGCAGTAAATATAAGTTGCGATAAACCAACAGATCCAAGTTATATTTATAATTTAAGCAATGTTTCTGAAGCTGGTTTTTCTTATTCAAGTGCTAGTAAAGACACAAAATTTTCAGTTGTGAATGTTTCTTACTTCGATAATGAAACCGCAGAGGTGGATTATGAAACTGTAGAAGATACCGCATTACAAGCTAAGTACGGGATTGTTACTAAAAATTTGTCAGGTTTTGCCTGTACATCAAGAGGTCAGGCGGCAAGGCTAGGACGTTGGTTTTTATATACACAAAACAACGAAGCGGAAACTGTTACATTTACAGCATCATTAGAAAGCGGAACAATAGTCAGAGTTGGAACTGTTATTAATATTGCAGACCCCATGAGGGCAGGGGTTAGAAGAGGAGGACGTATAAAGACAGGAGTATCTACTACTCAAATTATTGTTGATGATGAAAATAATACAGATTTAGCAACAACAGGTTCAGCAACCTTAAGTGTCATTTTATCTGACGGCACATTAGAAACTAAGACAATAAGCAGCGTATCAGGAGCAACCATCACTGTTTCCTCTGCTTTTTCATCTGTTCCACAAACAAACAGCGTTTGGGTTATTGAAAATACATCTGTGGAATTACAAACTTTTAGGGTTGTGTCTGTTACAGAACAAGACCTTTTAAATTATCAAATAGTCGCAGTTGTACATAATCCCGACAAGTACGCTTTTGTTGAAGATGGATCAACTCTGCCCACAAGATCAATTACGACATTAACACCTTTAAAGGATGCACCAAGTAACTTAATAGCAACAGAAAAAATTGTTGTTTTAGATAATAGAGCAGTTTCAAAATTATTTATTCAATGGCAACCTGTTGCTGGGGTTGTAGAGTACTTAATTCAATACAGATTTAAAAATGAAAACTTTATTTCTGAGAGAGTAAGAAGATCAGACTTTACAATATTTGAAACTTTAAAAGGGGAATATGAAATAAGAGTTTTTAGTTTCAATGCTTTAGATAAACCAAGTAAAAACCCAAATACAATAACAATAACAACAGTTGGAAAAACAGAACCACCAGCAGAGATTACAGGCTTAACTTATGAACCTTTGACAGATAAACTTGCACGACTAAGATGGGATTTACCTACCTCTGTGGACGTTTTGCATGGAGGTCGTATATTCGTAAGGCATACACCTTTAACAGATGGAAGCGGTACTTTTTCAAATGCAACAGATTTAATTCAAGCATTAGCTGGAAATACAACATCTGCTGAGATTCCAATTTTAGAAGGTGAAGTAATTTTAAAAACACAAGATGATTCTGGTGTTTTTTCTTTAGGTGAAACCTCTGTTGTAATTGATTTGCCAGATGCACAACCAAAATTATTAGTACAAGAAAGACGAGAAGATCAAGACAGTCCAGCATTTCAAGGGTCGAAAACTAATATTGGTTTTGATTCTGGCACTGGTGCAATAAGTTTAGCTGGAACAGGTAATTTTGATAGTAGTACAGATATTGATTCGGAGAGTTCTATTGATGACATTGGAGGAGTATCAACAACAGGAACATATTTATTTAATGAACGTTTGGATTTAGGTGCTGTATTTAGTGTCGATTTTAGAAAACACTTATTAAGTGCATCTGTTTATTCAACAGACTTATTTGACGTAAGAGGCTTAGTTGATGATTTACAGGATTTTGATGGCACTGGTTCTGTTGATACAAATGCTGATTTATTTATTAGATCAACGTTAGATGACCCAAGCGGTTCACCAACTTATACTTCATTTCAAAAATTTGCTAATGGTACTTACAGGGGAAGAGGTTTTGAGTTTAAATGTGTCTTAACAACAAAAGACACAGCACAGGATATTAGAGTAAGTCAGCTTGGATATTTTGCACAATTTCAAAGAAGGACAGAACAAAATGCAACAGCTATAGCGTCTGGTGCTGGTGCGAAAAATGTTACTTTTGACCATCCTTTCTTCGTGGGTACTAGTAGTTTATTGGGTGCAAATTCAAATTTACCGTCTGTTGGAATAACAGCTTTGAATATGTCATCTGGAGATATTTTTGAATTAAGTAATATTAGTTCTACAGGTTTTACAGTTCATTTTAAAAATAGCTCTGGCAGTTCTATAGATCGAAACTTTAACTTTACTGCAATAGGTTTTGGTAAAGGTGGATAATTCAGATACAATAAAAGAAATTACTGGAAATTAAATGTCAAGAGTCGATAATACGGGTGGATCAGGTTTTACTGTTGATAATGGTACTGGTCTGGCCGTTCGTACAAAGTTAAATCAGATAATTGCAGCTTTAAGTACATTAAATCAAGGTTCTGGCGATCCATCAAGCGGTGTTGCAGCTTATGTTCCACATATTGATGGTAATACCTTAAAAATTAGAAATTCTGCTAATAATGCGTTTGTATCTTTAGGTGATGTATCGACTACAAACTTCGGTCATGCTGGATTATCGGCTGCTAATACTTTCACTTCAACAAATATATTTCAAGAGGATGTAACTTTTGATGGTGCTACTGCTGGAAGGGATGTTGTTTTTGACAGATCAGATAATGCTCTTGAATTTGCTGATAATGCAAAAGCGACTTTTGGAACGGGTGCGGATTTAGAAATATTTCACGATACTTCGGACAGTATTATTAATGATGCTGGAACAGGAGATTTAAAATTTCAATTAGGCGGATCTACAAAATTTCAACTGGCAAGCGGTGGTGTTTCTTTGACAGGAGGAGCCGCAGCTAATATTACAGCCCTTTCTGATGGGTCAACAATAACTATTGATATGGCTACAGCCTGTCATCATTCAGTAACGCTTGGAGGTAACAGAACCTTTGCCGCACCTTCAAACCAAGTCGTAGGTCAGGCTGGTTCGATATTTATTACACAGGATGGAACGGGGTCTAGGACAGCTTCATTTAATAGTGCTTTTAAATTTGTGGGAGGCACAGCACCAACTTTAACAACAGGAGCAGGGCTGACAGATCGGATTGATTACATTATTCTGTCCAGTAATGTTATACATTGTGCAGTTTCATTGGACGTTAAGTAATGGGTTTTTACGATGCGATAAGAGTTGGAGC